TCACGGAGTTCGGGAGCAAGATGCCGCCGTCGACGATCGTCAGGGCGTCACTGCCACCCGGCTCGTGCGTCGTGTGATGCGCGGGCACGCCCTGGGGCGCGGGCGGCGCGTAATTGTCCCAGCTTGACCCGTTCGACCGCGCGAGCGTGCCCGTATCGGTCGAAAAGTACAGCGTGCCCGTGAGCACGTCGCCGGGCGCCGGACGCGCCGCGGCGGGGCCGATCCGATGGATCGATCCGGTCTTCCGAAAGTCTTGCGGCGGCGTCAGCGGCATCGGTGGTCCCTCACACGGGTACTTGCACGATGACGCACTCGCCCGCGGCGAAGATCAGATCGGCGGCGACAAGATCGCCGTCCGTCAGCGGCGCGTCGTAGTGACTCGGCCCCCCGCCGCCGCCCGTCGCCGAGAGCGTCGTGCCGGTCATCGTGAGCCCCGCGCCGAGCGTGAGTTCCTGCACGTCGCCCGCGCTGCTCGCGCCGCGCCCGAGCAGCCGCGACGCCGCGCTCACGGGCGGGAGATTCGCAGCGAGCACGCGCCCGGTGACGTCGGCCGCGAGGTCGACAGGGCCGAACGTCGGCGGGCCACTTGCGTTGCCGTGCAGCACAGTCGTCGACGAGCCCGCAGGCCCGGGCTTGACGAACGCGTTGCCGTCACCGAGTACGAGCCGATCAGCCGTGAGCGTCGCGTCCGCGGTGACGACGGGCTTCCCGTTGATGTCGACCCCCGGGGTCGTCAGATGTATCCCGCCCGCCGCCTTGATGTGGTTCTCGCCGTCGTTCGTCTGGACAGCCGTGAGCGCCTTCGCGTAGCTCGCGGTGCGGTTCGCGAGCGCGACTTCGAGCACGGGTTTCCCCGCGCCCGTCGCCGCGGGCGCGTGCGTCAGCGCGATCGCCCACGCTTGTGTCGTCGTGTTGAGGTTGCGCCGCGTCCGGTAGCTCACGCGCGAATGCGGCGGGACCAAGAGCGGCACGTCGAGCCGCAGCGTCGGCGAATGCGAGGTGGCGTTGCTCTCGCCGGCGATCCGATAGGTCGTCGCGACGATCTCGACGCCCGCTGCGCCGAACGCGAGATCGATCTCCGCGTCATCGCCGAACCCGCTATGGATGGCGATCGCCGTGATGACCCGCGCGATCGCGCCGCTGTCGGCGACGAGCGGCGCGTACGCACTGTTCGCCCACGAGCTCGCGGCCTGGGGGTTGCCGACCGCCCCGGCGCGGTCGGGCCAGACGCCCTGGTTGTCGGTCGACACGACGGCGAAGTCAGGCGCGAGGACGCCGGTGATCGCGAGCGTCAGACTGCGGCTGGCCGCGCTCACGTCGAGGCCGACGGCGCGCGCGACGAGTCTCGCGCCTGCAGGTATCGCGCGCGGGTACGCGAGCGGCACGACGTCGCTGCCGTTCCCGTCGCCACTCGCGCGGACCGTCGTCGCGAGCACTTCCGCCCCGACGGGCCCGTAGCCGATGTCCACGTCGACGTTGTAGGCGCCCGCCCCGGCTGGCGTGATCGCGGTGACGGCGAACGCCGCAGCGAGCGCCGCGTCGAACTGCACCCACGCGCCCGGGAGCCCGACCGTCGCCGTCGTCGAGAGCGTCAGCGAGTCGGCCGCGGCTGGCCGGGGGGCTTGCGGCTGCGCTGTGACGAGTTCGGGGCGATCGAGCGCGACGTACGCACCGAGCTTGCAGGCCCACGGATTGGTGTTCGTACCTTTTTTGCGAAGGCGCAGCGCGAGTCGCACCCCCGCAGGGAGCGAGCGCATCGGCCAGATCGGGAGCAGGCCCGGGCCCATCCCGAAGAACGACGCCTCGGTGTCGCCGCGCACCGTCGCGACGACGACCTCGGCCCCGGCTGCGCCCGTCGCGAGGTCGATCTCGTACGACGACTCGCCCAAGGTCCCCGGACTGACGGCCAGATACGCCGACGCGAGCCCCCCAGGGGTCGACGCGAGCAGCGTCGTCCAGGCCCCGTTCGTCCAGTCCGTCCCAACGGGCGTCACGGGCACGCCCGACGTCCCTGCGGGGAACGTGACGGGCGCGACGAGACTCGCAGACGGTGCACCGGCAAGCGTCCCCGGCCAGTACCCGACGCTGACGGCCCATGCCGTCGTGTCGGTCCCGTTCTTCCGCAGTCGCACCGACACGCGCACGCCGGCCGCGAACGGGCCGAGCGGACACGGGAAGCGCAGCACGTTAAAGCCGGTGAACGACGGGGCGCCGCACCACGCCGCGAGCGTCCCGACGACGACCTCGGCCCCGGCGGCGCCCGTCGCGACGTCGAACTCACACTCGGTATTGACGCCGCAGCGGTAGGCCAGATGCCCGAGGGTCCAGGGGGTCGACGTCGCGGGCGAGATCGTCACCCACGCGGAGTTCCCCCAGGAGACCGGATTGACCGCGATCGCGACGCCTTGCGCCGCGGGCGGCGCGGCGAGCTGCGCGCTCGACGTGTACGGGAACGGCACGCCGATCCCATCGCTGTCGATGACGGTCGCGACGCGCGCGGGCAAGGTGTCGACCCCGTACGTGTCGCCGCTCCCGTCTTTGTCGTAGAGGGCGTCTTTCGCCGCGCCGAGCACGCCGCCATCGTTGAAGAGCGTCTGACGCACGTCGCCGGGGATCGTGAGCGCCGACCCCGTCGAGACACTCGGCGCGGCGCTGCCGCCCGTGCCGCCCCCCGTCGACCATTGCGTATAGAGACTGCCGACGGTCCCCGGATACGCCGTCGCCGCGCCCGCGTACTGGACGGCCGTAATCGTGTGGCGGAGCAGCGGCGTGTCGTCGTCGGGGTCGACGTTCTCGATGTCGCGCGTCTCGATTTGTTGGATGAGAAACTGCCCGCTAATCCCGCGCAGCGGTTCGGTGATCGTTTGAAGCATCCCGGGTGCCAGCCCGAGTTCGTCCGTGTCGTACTGCACCGTGTCGGGCACGGCGACCGCCTGGATGAGCGCCGCTTGCGCCGCCGCGTCGAGCGTCGCTTGATCGCCGGAGTTATTCGTGATGATGCGCTCGACGACGCCGCGCGGCCCGCCCTGCTCGACGGTGTCGTTGGCGATCGCGATCGCGAGCGGCGTCCCGTCGTAGACGAGATACACGGGGCGGCCCGTCGGCAGCGGGAACGGTCGGTACGCGGTGACGCCCCCCGGGGTGTAGACGTCGGCGGGATAGGTGTCACCGGTGTCGGTGATCGCGTTCGTCGTCGGGTCGTAGATCCAGGTCGCATTCGCGAGCCCGAGCGTCTCCTGCACCATGTAGCCCGCGTCGGACTGCACCCACACGACGCCGGCGTTGGGCAAGTGCGGGATCTCGCCTGGGGGCGTCAGCGTCAGCGGGAACGTGACGCGCGATCCGTCAGTCTTCGCGGTGAGATCGTCCTTGTAGCCGACGATGAGCGCGTCGTTCCCGACGACGATGACGCGATTACCGTACTGCTCGGCCGTGCTGTCGAGCCGCACGTCTCCGATGGCGCGCCAGTCGCCGTCGGCAATGTCGAACGGGGCGACGAGCGCCCCTGGGGGGCTGGCCGAGAGCACGTTCGCAGCCGAGATATTCCACGTCCAGCCGACCGCCGCCGCGCACGCATCGGTGAGCCCCGCGCTCACGAGCTTTTGCGAGCGATAGGTGTAGGCGACCATCGGCAGCACGGGCCCGTCGAGTTGCAGCGGATCGAGCGTCGTACCTTTCGCGCCGAGATAGCCCGTAATCACCCATTGCAAAAACTCTTTGACCGTGCCGCCCGGGAACGTCGTCTGGAGATAGAGGTCGTCGGCGAGCGCGTTGTTGTCGACGCAGTCCACGCGCGTCGTGATCTGCTCGACGGGTTCGCCGTCGATGCCCGACGTCGACGGATGATCGACACGGCCACCGAAGAGCGGCGTTCCGTTTTCAGTGATGAGCAGTTGCCCGTACTTCGGCGGGATGTACGAGCCGTCGAGCGATTGGATCTCACATTCGAGCGTCGGGCGGACGTTCGCACGTCGCACGAGTCGCAGCGTCCCGCGCCGCACCTGGCGCTCGACGCCGTCGATCGTGCAGATGTAGACAGCCATCGCTCACCGGCCGAAGCCGAGCCGTCGCACTTCGCTTTCGAGTTCGGGGACGACCGCTTGCGCCAGAAAGCGCCGGTCGAGCGTCACGATCACGGTGCCGCCGCCGCCACGCGTCGGGACACTCCCGATCGTCGAGAGCACGGGCGGGGGGCCCCCCGCCGCGAGCACGTCGGGCGAGACGGCGATCGGGGCGGGCAGACTCGCGAGCGCCGCCGCGAGATCGGTCCCGCCCGATCCCCCTGCGGCCGCCGACGCGACGAGCTGCTCAAGCGTCCGCTTGTGGAGGACGAACTCGCCCTCCCCCATCGGGTCATCACCGACGCGAATCGTCGTCGGCATCTTGAAGAACCCCTCGTAGGCGGCGGACTGCGGCGTCACCGGCTCGGTCGAGCGCGGCGGATTGTCGCTCCCGGGCACGGGCGGCATGTCGTAGGTGACCGGCACCGTGATCTGCACGTGGTCCCACGCGTTTTGCGTCGTCGTCGCCGCGTCCTCGCCGGCCTTGCCCGCCTTCGCGAGCGCGTCAGCTTGATCCTGGGCTGACTTTTTCGCGGCGTCCGTGGCTTTCTTCCACGCGTCGGGCACCTTCCCGCCGAGCGCTTCGATCAACGCCGAAATCCCCTGTATCAAAATGTCGTTGGTGTCGAGTTCTTCGCCCGTGAGCACGCCCTGCGCCGTGGCCTGCGCGATGAGCTTCTGCGTGTTGTCATCGATCGCGAGCCCCTGATCCTTGTGCAGCTTGATCACCGTTTCGAGGAACGGTTTCATCTGCACGAGCGCCTCGTTCGTCGTGAACCCCGCCGCGGTGAGCTTGTCGAACGCTGCCGCCCCTTGTGCTTGCATGTCCGCGAACGTGTCGGCCGTCATGCCGCCGAGATTCGCGAGCGCCGACATCATCTGCGTGAGCGACCCGACCTCATTGAGCAGCGGCGCGTTCGTCTGCGTCAGCTCGCGCCAGCGCGAGAGTTGATTAAAGGCATCGTTCCCCGACAGGCCGAACGTCTGCGCCGCGCTGATGAGGTTGTCGATCCCGGGCCCGATCTGCGTCATCGCATCGACGACGTCGACGCCCGACTTGACGAGCCCATTGAACGACGCGAGCGCGAGCCGACTGAGCCGATCGAACTCGTCCTGGCTGACGACGGTCGCCTTCGAGAGATTGGTCTGCGCTTTCGTGAGCGTGTCGGTCGCCGCCGTGATCTGATCCTGGCTCGCGCCCGAGCTCGTGAGATTGTCGAGGGCGGTCTGCGCGTCGGTGACGGCTTGCTTGAGCGTCACGTACGAGGTTGTCGTCGCGCCGACGTCGGCGGTGAGGCCGACCGTCGCTTGTTCGAGCTTCGTCTGCTGGCCGGCGATCGCGTCGGTGATCGCCTGCACCTGCAGGCCCATGTCTTTCGCTTGCGCGACGATCGTGCGGAGGTTTTGATCCCACAGGCCGGTCGCGTCGGTGCCCGCCTGGACGAAACTTTGGAAATTGTCGTTGAGAACTTGCGTCGCTTGCGCGGCCGTCATCGACCCCGTGCTCAGCTTGACGAGCACGTCGTGGAGCTTGCCTTCGTAGAACGCGAGATTCTGCTGGGTGAGCCCGCCCGCCTCTTGGATGATGGACTTCAGGTTGTAGAGGGCCGCCGAGTCGAGGTCACCCTTAAAGAGCTTGCTCTTTTCGTCGTCGATCGTCTTCTGCAAGCCATCCGAAAAGTCGACGCCCCAGGACTGGCCGAGCTTGTAGGCGTTGCTCTTCGAGCCGCGAATCGCGCCGACGATCGCGCCGATGGCCGCGCCCGCGGCCGCGCCGTACGGCCCGTACGCCGCGCCGATCGAGGCCCCCGTCGCGGCGCCCGAGAGCACGCGATGACTCTCGGAGCCGGCCTGCGTCGCTTGCCCGATCGCCGCGGCGGCGCTCATCGCCGACGCCGCGAGTTCCGTATAGCCCGCGGCTTTCGTCTGCGCGTCCGCGCCGTGCATCGCGTCTTGCCATCCGGTCTTGAACCCCTTACCCGCTTGGAGGCCCGTCGACATCAGCGCGATCGTCGTCGCCATCGTCTGCGCGAACCCGCCGAACGCGCCGCCGCTGACTTGCGCGAGTTGCGCGAAGGCCTGCGAGAGGCCCGAGAGTGTACTTTCGAGCGTCTTCGTCGACTTCGCCATCGCGTCGATCTTGTCTTTGTCAGCGTCGGTGACGAGCCCCTGCGCTTTGAGCGCTTTGAAGACTTCGTCGGATTTCATCCCGAGGCCGAGCATCTCTTCCGCCGCCTTGGCCGTTTCGGGCGCGAGCTGCCGATGCGCGTCGGCGACGGCGTTGGCGGCGACCATCGCGGCGGTGAGGTGCAGCGTCGAGACTTGCGTCTGCTTCGAGAGTTGCGCCCACGCGCCGCCCGCGTCGAGCGACGCCTGGACTTTGCGCGTGAACGTGTCGTACTCGTTCCCCAGGGTGACGATCGAATCTTTCATGTCATCGACGGCATAGCCCGCCGACTTGAGTTTCTCGAACGCCTGCTGCCCCGTGAGGCCTTCGCGCAGCATCGCGAGCGTCGCTTGCGTGACCTCGACGCCGAGATCGCGGTGGGCATTCGTGATCGCCATCATCGCGGCTTGCATCGGGTCGAGCGCGGTGACGATCTTCCCGATCGACGCGACCATCTGCGTCGGCGTCTTCGAGAGGTCGATCATCTTGGCGTTGAACGTGTCGATCTCTTCGCGGAGTCGTTTGAGATCGGCGGCGGCCTTGTTCGCCGCGTCCTTCGCGTCCTGTAGCCGCTTTTTGTAGAGGTCGATCGCGTCCGACGAGACTTTCGTCGACTTCGTGATGTCGTCGTTCGAGCGCGACATCTCGATCCCCGCGCGCACGTTGGCGAGCGTCGCCGCGCTGAGCCCGTCGAGTTCCTCGCGGGCCTTCGCGAGCTGCTGCACGAGTGTCGGCGGGACGACGGGCAACGGGAGATCGATGTCCGCGCCGTGTTTCGACAGTCCGTCGAATGAGCGCTTCGCGGCGTCGAGCGCGGTGCGGAGCTCTTGAATCTTGTCGAGCGCCTTCGAGATGTCGGGCGCCGTGAACTCCGCTTTCATCACGTCGAGGAAATCCGTCTTGTAGAGCTTCGCCTCCTGCACGAGGTTCCCGATGGCCGACTCGACATTCGTAGTCACGTTCGCCCAATACGCGTTCCAGGCGCGATTGCCCTCGGCCGCGGCTTTGACTTGCGCATCGCCCGCGACGAGCGCGGCGCTCGCGTTTTTCTGGTACGCGTCGGTCATCCCCGCGAGCGCGTCGCCGACTTGCTTGCCGCCGATCGCGGCCATCGCCGCGTTGCGCTGCTGCGTCGTCGTGAGCTTGTCGAGGTTCGCAATGATCGTCTTGAATTGGTCCTCGGGTTTGAGGTCCTTGAACTGCGCCCACGAGAGGCCCATCGCCGCGAGCGCGTCCTCGACTTTCTTCCCGCCGTTCTCGACGTTGATCCCCATCTTGTAGACGACGTCGGCGAACGTGTCGACCGTCGTCCCGGTTTGCGCCGCGACATACGCCATGCGCTGCAACGTGTCGAGGGAGAGGCCGGTTTTCGTCGACAGATCGGTGAGGTGACTCGCTGTCTCGATCGCGGCTTTCGTGAACTCCGTGATCTTGCCGATGGCGCTGTCGATGAGGTTGCCGACGGTGAACGCCGCGGCGAGATGCGTCAGGGTCCCGCCGAGGATCTCGGTCGCGTCGGCGGTCTTGCGCGTCTGCGCTTCGAGCGCGACGAAGTGCGCGGGCGCGTCTTTCAAGTTGTCGTAGTGCGCGAGCGCTTCCTGCATCACCTGATTGACGCGGGCCTGGTCCGCCGCGGTGAGCCGCGCCGCGCCGCCGATCTTCTCGACGGCGGCGGCGTACTCTTCCGCGCGCCGCTTGTCGAGGATGCCATTGAAATCGACGATGAGCTTGTTCGTCGCGTTGAGGCGCACGCCGGCCTCGGAAAACTTCTGGCCGGCCGCGGTCATTTGGTTCGCGAACCCCTCGGCCGCGAACCCCGCCGCTTGCATCTGCGCTTTGAACGCCGTCGTGTCGGCGGTGACTTGCGCTTTGAGGGTGCCGATCGTGGCGTCAGGCATGGGTCAGTCCTCGAGGACGATCGCCGTGGGCGGGCGGGACTTCCAGCCGAAGACGCTCGCAAGCTGCCGCGCCACGGCGCGCGCTTCGGCGGCGGTCTGGGGTCGCGCCGCCGCTGCCGGTTTCCGCAGATACAGCTTGGTCGCGAGCGCCGCGGGGTCTTTCACGCGCGAGAGCGTCGCGATCATCACCGCGCGCGTGACGTCGCGATCGTGGGCCTCTCGCCGCACGTCGCGCGCGATCACGAACTCGCGGACGAGCTCGCGGAGGGTGCAGTGCCAGAAGTCTCGGCACGCGATGCCGATCTTGCCGGCCTCGATTTGGAGCGCCCGCCAGTCCCATTCTGACGGGCCTCCGGAGGGTCCGGCAGCGCGACCCCGAGCGCGCGCAAGTCGGCGTCATCCGCTGTCGTGCCCGGAAAGAGCACGAGCACGGTCGCCGTCGATCGATGCCAGCCGATCCGGTCCATGAGCCAACCGGCTTTCTGCACCGTCACCTCGGGGTGATGCTCACGGCACGCCGCCCACATGATGAGCCGCAGGTCGCGCCAGGTCATCTCGGCCCCGACGACGTCTTTGACCCACGTATTCCAGCCGACGCGCTTCCCGCCCGCGCTGAGCAGGTCCTCGACTTCGCACATGGCGTTAATCGAGAGCTGCAGGCGATAGACGACACCGTCGACCTCGACGGTCGCCTCGTTCCGCTCGCGGTTCGCCATCGCGTTCGCTTACGGCAGCCCCGCGGTGTAGTCAGTCGCGGGCGTGATCTCGACGTCGAGATCGACGGGGTTCGTGTCGTCGGCCGTGCCCGGCTGATACTTCGAGACGAAGCCCGTGAACGGGTACTCTTCGGGCAGCACGGGCGGAATGGCCGTCGCGTCGCCTTCGTTGATCCGGACGATGAAGTTCCAGATCTTGCGCGAGACGCTCAGGTTGAGCAGGCCTGGGGGCGTCGTCGACCCGTCGCCGTCCGCGTTCGACTGCGTCGGGTCGGACGGCAACCAGCGGAACTTCGACACGAAGTTCCCCATGTCGCGCATGGCCGCGGCGTACTCGTGCGCGGCGCGCGGACTCCGCAGGTGCGTCACTTTCATCTTGGCCGTCGTGAGATCGCCAAACTGGAGACTCACGAGGCCCTTGACGGCGCGGAAGGTTTCCGGCCCCGGCGACGCGTTGCCGATGCCGACGAGCAGTTGAAAGCCGTACCCCTGTTTCACGTCGGGGGCAATCGAGTAGTACGTGTCGGTGACATCGCCGGCGCCGCCCGCGCGCGGCATCGGTCGCGGTGGATTGGGAAGGTTGGGACGTGGTGACATGGTCGTTTACGCTCCTGTTTCTCGCCAGTGAACGAGGTAGTCCTGCATGATGCGCAGCTCGTCGAGTTCGGCCGCCTGGTACTCTTCGCGTTCGTCGAGCAGCTTGACGAGGTCGACGCGCACGGGCGGCGAGCCGATCCAGCCCGACCACCCCGCGAGCCCCGACGCCGTGCCCGCCGAGAAGTCGCCATGCGCAGCCGCGGCGCACTGCTGCGCCGTCCACAGCCCGTCGCCGTTCGTCGTCCGGTACGCGTAGTGATCGACCTGCACGCGCGCGCTCACCCACCCGACCGGCCCGCGCAAGTGCACGGGGTCATCGCGATCGATCCCCTGCACACGGACGGCGGGCATCGGGCAGTTCTGCGGCAGGATGAGCGCGTAGATCCGGTCCTCGACGAGCGCCGTGAGCGCCGGGATGGCGAGCAGCCGCGTCCGCACGATCCCCTCGGCGTTCATCCCGTGACCTCGACGTGCGCGGCGACCCAGTCCGCGATCTCGGCCCACAGGTCGCGCCTCAGCCGGTCGACCGTGGGCCACGCCTCTTCGTCGTATCCGGGCCGCATAAACGGGTGCGCGCTGTGATATTTCCAGCCGAACTCCCAGAAGCGCCCGTAGAAGAACGCGCGCGTCGGCCCGATGACGATCACGGCCGACACTGCGTCCGATCGCACGGGCGCGATCGTGATCGAGTCGGCCAGGTGCGGCGCGATCGCCCCCCTGGGGGCGAGACTGCGCATCCGATCGCGCATCGGCTCCGCGGCCGTCGTGAGCGAGTCGAGCAGCACTTGCCCCGCGATCGCCTCGGGCAACGTCTGCAACGTCTGCCGCAGTTCGTTCGTGCCGGTGACCGTGAGCGTCCAGCCCGCCGCCATCGTGATCACCCTTGCCGCGCGCGCGTGAGCAGTTGGATGTCCGCGCGCCGCCCGACGTTCGCCGCGTCGATGACGTCGAACCCGCGCGCCTTGTACGTGAGCCGCCGCACCCGCGGCACTTCCATCTCGTCGGGGTCCATGTCGGGGCGATACCGCATGACCCACGTCGTCTCGAACGGGGCCGTCTCTTGGTTCATCACGAAGCGCTCGCGCTCGGTGCCCGTGAGATCGGACTTGGACATCCACACGTCGGCGAGCGGCACCCATTCGTCGATCGGGAGGCCCGAGGGTCCCGTCGACGAGACGAGCTGCTCGATCGTGACGAGGTGATCGCGCGCGCCCGGTTGTTGGATCGCCATCGCGTCACCACGCCCGCGTCCAAAAGTGCTCGGGCTTGAATTGCGACGACACGTACCGGCCTTCGAGGTTGAAGGCGCGCGTCGTGTACCAGTCGCAGACGCAGAGCGCGATCCCTTGGATTTCCCGCTCGAGGTGCGGCGCGGCGCTCAAGTCGGGCACGCCGCAGTCGAACGTGATCGTCACGGCGTCGGGCCGGCCAAGCTGCGTCGCGGGCCAGACGCCGTAGCCGCTGCGGGTCGGCATCGGCCAGAGTTCGGCCTTGCGGTAGTGCCCCGATCGCTTGACGAGGAAGTCGCCCGCGGGCGGGGGCGGCGCGATCGGCGGCGACGGCGCAAGCGCTGAGAGCGTCTGCGGCGCGCCGAGTTCGTCGATGTACGCGAGCGACGTCAGCGCGACGAGGGGCGGGCGCGGGAGCACGATGCGCCCCACGGGGAAGCGATCGAGCAGAAGTTCCCAGGTCTGCGGGCGGAGCGCCTTCGACGTCCACTCTTCGTAGAAGCTCGTCGCCGCCTGGATGAGTCGCCGAATGTGCTCGTCTTCGATCCCCGTGTCCGTGAGCGTCCGCAGGACTTTGTCGCGAATGTAGGCGACCGTCGCGGCAAGCTCCGTCGGCGGGGTGACGAGCCGCGAGTCGGCGACGACGCCGGCATCCCACGCCGTGCCCGTCAGCGTCGTCGGCAGCACGTAGACGTCGGGGAACGTCACCACGACCTCCCCGCCGTCGGCGCGTCTTTCCCGCGCGGACCTTCCGGCCCTGGGGGGCCCGCTTTCCCGTCTTGCCCGCGCTTGACGCAGAGCGTCCAGCACCGCGGACTCTCGGCGCTCTGCTCGCTCGGTCGCACGCCCGTACAGGCGGTGCGGTTCATCCAGACCGACCCGCCGAACGTGACGCAGTCCCCCGGGACGTAGGCCGTCGCGATCTCGAAGACGCCGCAGTAGTGCGGGATGGCGTGCGCGATGCGCCCAAGCTCGACGCCCGCAGCACTGCGAAAGACGAGATCGCGCGCGCCGTCAAGCTCGACGCGAAGCGACTCGACCGTGACGACGCTGTCGTGTCCGTCTTTCCCGTCGTGCCCGTCGACCCCTGGGAGCCCCCGTACGCCGTCGGGTCCGGGCGGGCCAGGTGCACCGCGCTCGCCGCGCTCCCCGGCGTCCCCGCGCGCCCCTGGGGGGCCTGGGGGCCCGGCGTGCCCATCGCGGCCGTCACGCCCGGGCACAATCGGCCGGGCTTCGAGCGCCGCCAGTCGCGCGATGAGGGGCGCAGTCGCGCGCTCGACCGCGTCGACGACGACGTGCTTGACGGCGCGCATGAGCACCTCAACCTCGTCGTTCGTCATGCGACCCGCCCGTACAGCGCGATCGCTGTCGCTTCGAGGTCGCCGATCGGGATGTCTTTCGCGGGCGGCAGCGCGGGCGCGGGCGTCGACGCGGGCGGCTTGGCGCTCGCAAACGGGTCCGGTTGCGCGTCGCGTTTCGCGAGCGCCGCGAGCGAGTAGTTCTGCTGCTGGAGATACGGCGACTCCCCACCGTCGACGGGGCCGAGATCAAAGAACCGCAGGCGCGCTTCGTTCGGCGACATCGCGCCCGACCCGACGGCGTCGGACGCCGCTTTCGTTTTGCTCGCGGTGTCCATCTTGAGCAGGTCGTCGAGGTCGAACTCGGTGCCCATCGTCTGCTTCTGTCCCTCTTTCGAGAGGCCGAGGCCTTCGTCGAGCAGCGCTTCGATCGACTCCATCGGGTTTTGGAGACACTGCGCGTAGTACTCGATATTCAGCGCTTCAACGGTGGTGTTCGCGGGCGGGGCCGCGATGCCGATCTTGTAGGGCGGCACGTGGAATGCCGTGCAGACGTTCTCAGCGGTCCACTTGAGTTGGTCGATGAGCTGCGCGTCGACTGCCGACATCGACATCGCTTCGTACTTGAGCCCGTTCCCGAGCACGGCGACCTTGCCCGTCTTCTCGCCGCTGTACTGCCGCATCCACCGTTCCTGCATCACCGCCGCCTCTTCGTCGTCGATCGAGCCGGGGGCGGTGAGAATGCCGCTCGGTTGCAACCCGTTCGCGAAAAACTTTGCGGAGTTCGTCTGCACCTGCAGGCCTTGCAGCGCCGCCAGGCCGCACGCCGTGATCGGCGACACGCCGCACAACGGGTGATAGATCGGCACCATGACGTCGTGGATGATTTCGCTCGCGGGGACCATCGTCATCGCCGTCGTGACGCCGCTGAGATAGTCGGGCGACAGCCCGTAGAAGACGGAGCCGTCGGGCGCCACGAATGGCCGTGCGCACTGCGGGTTCAGGACGTAGAGGCTGACGACGACGCCGCGGTTGTCCCGTTCTTTCAAGACGTACGCGTTGCCCCAGACGAGTTTCGAGATGAGCCACTGCTCGATGAATTTGATCCGCGTCTGGTAGTGATTCGGTTTGCGGAGCAAGGGCGAGAACGCCGCGCTGTAGGTCTCTTGCCAGATCCCGTCAGCGTCGAGCTGCACGAGGTCGATGCACAGCTTCGCGATGTCTTGGGCGATGAGCGTGACGCACGAGTAGACGGCCGCGAACGTCAGCACGTTGTCGGTCGTGTACTGGACGTTGCGCTGCCACGCGCCCGGGAAGGACTCGAAGATCCGATACCACCCGCCGCCGAACGCCGACGTGTCGGTCACCATCGGCAGGCCTTTGGCGCGACGACGCGGCGCACGCGAGATGTCAAAGCCGAGCAGCCGCATCAGTCCTCGGCGACGAGATCGCGGCGACCGTACCGCCGCCGTGGGTCGGGCTGCGGCTGCTCGTCGGCCCGCAGAAAGCGCGCGCGCCGCGCCCGTACGAGCGCGAGCGCTTCGACGGCGGGGACTGCGACGCGCCCCCCTGGGGGGACGGTCGCGCCGTCGAGCGACGTGAACGCGACGAGCGCGACGATGGGTATTCGAGTTGCTGCCACGCGGTTGAATCCGTGACGCCCCGACGAGCGGCGCGCGGTCCCGGGGAGGACTGGGACGCGCGCGCCGCTGTCAGCGCGGTCTACTCGCGCTTGCCCGGGTGACCTTCGCGACCGCGATCCGGTCGGCCACTCTGCGCGCTCGTCGCGCCGCCCCACGCGACGGCGGTCATGTAGTCGACCGCCTCCGGTCGGCGCTTCTGCCAGTTGATGTGGCGCTCAGCGCGAATGCCGAGCAGGTTGTCTTGCCAGAGCGACACCATCGCGGCGCCCGTGCCGGCCGCGCCGTCTTGCGTGGGCGCATCGCTCATTTCGAGCGCCGCTTCGCGCGAGACGTCGATCGCGACCGAGCCATCGTCGGCGACGAAGATCTCGGGCGGGTTCGTGAGGATGACGACGTTCCCCGTCGTGCCGCCGAGCGCGGCTTGCTGCGACCCGATGACGGGCAAGCCCGCGAGCTCCCCGCCCTGGATCGTCATGCCCGGGAACTCGCGCTGTCCGAGGGCGTTCACCATCGTCGCGAGCGCCAAGCAGAGCGTGTTCGGCATGATCCAGCACGCCTTCGACGGGTCTTGATTGGCGACGACGAACTTCGAGAGCAGCGCGACGAGATCGCTGCGGACGTCGTCGGCCGTGCTGCCCGACGAGGTGATCGGCGTCACGCCGTTCGTGATCGAGCCCGGGTGGACGTTGGCGACCGCCGCGAAGGTGGGATCGATGAAATCGTGATCCATCTTCTGCACGATCGCGCCCGCGAGCGAGTCGCGGACGATCGTCTCGGCCGACGGCGCAGACAGCATCGCGAGTTCGTCGGCGATCACGGCGATCGCTGCGAGCTTCGCAATGCCGAGCGTGATGGGCGCGTAGTCGAACTTCGTGAGCGGCTTCGGCTTGGCCTGGCCGACCCAGTTCGCGGCCCCGCCCGACGTCTGGCTCACCATGCGCACGTTGAACGGCACCATGCGGAGCCCCGCCATCCGGCCGATGATCGTCATCGGGCGCAGAAACTCGATGAACTCCGACGGGAGATCGCGCAGATACGCGAGCGGTGAGGCGTTGGTCGGGTCGGTCGTCGTGCCCGCGCCGACGGCCGCTTTGAGATACAGGACGACCGCCTGGTCGTCCGGGTAGCGCTGCTTCGCGATCTCGCTCGCGCTGAACTCGCCGCGGCTGATGAACGAGGCCATCCGGCAGAGCACGACGCGCGCAAACCCGATCCCCTTGTCGCGGTTCGGCGTCACCGTGACGACCGGCGCAGCCGTGCGCGACGTGAGCCCGTCGTCACTCGTCGAGCCGTTGGCCGGCTTCGCGAGCGCCTTGTTCGTGGCTTCGAGCACCGTCAAGCGCGCGAGGTGCGCGTCGATGGCGTCGATGTCTTTCTTCAGGTTGTCGAACTCTTCCTGCGCCGCGGCGTCGAGCGTCTGCCCGTCGTCGGCGCCCATGATCTCGTTCTGGCGGGCGATCTTCGCGGCCTTGTCCGCAGAAAACCCCGTGATGCGATCGGCGTATGTCTTCATGGTCACCCCGGCCCGTCGTGGGCTGGACGTGCCCGTAACGCCGGGCTGAGGTCGAACAACGCGCCCGGCACGTCCGCCTATCGCGGCCGACGGAGGCGCAGAGGATTGGAGCGACGCGAGCACGGCGGACTTGATCGCGGTGATCGAGGCCTCGGCGTTCGCGGGAATCGTGACGGCCGAGAGTTCGAGCCACTCCCACGACGAGAAGCGCATCCCGTCGGTGTCGTCGATGAACGCGTACTCTTTCGGCGCGAACCCGATCGACAACCCCGGGACGAGGCCCGCCTTGATGAGCGCGTACTGCTCGTCGATGCGCGGAGAGACGTTCTTCGCGATCTGCGCGCGAATCACAATCCCCGCGTCCGTGACTTTTGCGTGCGTGACTTGCCCGATCGGTTGGCCGGCTTGGTGCTGCCAGAGCAGCGGCATCGGCAGCGAGAAGATCGCGCCGCGCGGCTCGACGATGTCGCCCATCCGATCGGGCGTCGGCGTCGTCGCGACACCCTCAAGGATGCGGTGCTCGTCGTCGACCGTCTTGAGCGAGAGCAGACTGTAGGCGCGGTGCACAGCGGCGTCCGGCGATCACTCTGCCGGGCCGCGTCACGCGAGCGTGAGAGGGTTGTGGGCGAAAGATCCCCAAAGATCCCCGATGATCCCCAAAGATCACCACCGGATCTTTGCCGCTACGATCCGGTCCGGGGGGGGAGAAATAGCGATCGCTTATTTTGCCTCTTGACTTTTTCGTGTCGGCGCGCTGAGCACGACGAGGTCGACGTCGTCGACGATGCGCACGCGCCCCCCAGGGGTGCGCCGAATCGTGACCGCGCCTTTTTTGATCCACGTCTTGACGGTGCGCTCGTCGACGCGTTCGCGCGCCGCGAGTTCTTTGATCGTCAGTTCCATACAGTCACCCCAGAATCGTGATCGAGTACTTCGGTGCGGGCGGCGTCGCGAACTGCGTGAGCGCGTTGACGGTCGCCTGGGGGCCGTCGATGCGCCCCCGCGATCGCTTTTTGCTCGCGAGCACGTTCCCCTTATCGTCGATCCGCGGGATGACGTTCGCGACCATGAGCGTCATCAGCGGATTGCGGTTGTGGCGGACGCGGCGTTGCAGGATGCGCGCCTGCAGGTCTTTCATCGGCTGCGAGAGCAGCGCGTAGGTCTGCGGGATCGGAATCACTTTCAGGTGATCTTCATCCTGCAACGCCTGCACAAGTTCCTGCGCTTGCCAGGGGTCGTTGCAGATGGCCGTCGCTTTCCACTGCTTCGCGAGCGCCGCGACGTCGTGCCGCACTTGCCGGCGATCGATGACGTTCCCCTCGGTGAGCGCGAGATGCCCCTGCACGGCGAAGAGGTCGTACGGGATGCGATCGCGCCGACTGCGGTCCTCGAGGTTGTCGCGCGGGAGCCAGAAGTGCGGCTCGATGGCGATCTCCGTCTCGGAGAATTTCCACACGATGACGGCGGCGGTCACGTCGATCGCACTCGACAAGTCGAGCCCGATCCAGCACGGGCGCGTGCGCAGCTCGCTCGCGTCGGGGAGGGGCGGGCACGCGTTCCAGTCGTGGAGCGAGAAGAACCCCTCGACGGCGTCGACCTTCTGGCCGAGATACAGCCGCCGAAACTTCGGCTGCTCGGCGGGATTCGCGAGCGCCTTGCGGCATTCCTTCCGCAGAAACTCGGGCTTGACGGACACGTTCCAGTTCGGGTTCGCCTTGATCCATGTCGGCTCGGCCGTCCAGTCGTCGTCGGGGTCGGCGGCCGCGATGAACGCGAACCACTCGGGCAGCGGCACCGTGCCTTCGAGCACGCGCGTCGAGAGCAGATGATGCTGTGCGTAGACGCTCGCGTCGTCGTCGCCCGCCGTCGTGATCTCGAAGAGCAACGGCTGCTCGCGCGTGCCCATGCCCGACTCGATGACTTCGATCAAGTCGGCCGACGGATGCTTGTGCACTTCATCGGCCACCGCGACGCTCGGGCGCAGCCCGTCGAGCGTGTCGGCGTCGGCGCCGAGCGCTTCGAGCTTCGACTCGGTGCTCGTTTGGTGGAGGTTGTACTTCGAGACGGTGACGTGCTCTTTGAGCGCCTGCGATCGGAGCACCATCTGCCGCGCCGCCTGGAACGTAATCCGCGCCTGGTCTTTCTTCGTCGCGACGCTGTAGCCCTCGGCGCCCGACTCGCCGTCAAAGAAGGTGAGCAGCACGAGCAACCCCCCCGCGAGCGTCGACTTCCCCGACCCGCGCGGCAGCTCGACGAACGCGTTCCGAAAGCGCCGCAAGTGCGTCTCGCGGTGCACCCAGCCGAACAAGTTCCCCACGATGAACTGCTGCCAGTGTTCGAGCACGATCGGTTTCCCCGCCCATTCCAGCCCCTTGTAGTGCCGGCAGAGCGCATACAACCCGAAGGCGCGCCGCGCGAGTTCCGGTCGGTAGCGCCACAGCCCCCGGCCCGCGAGCGCCTCGGCGCGATCGTCGAGGAACCGCTGACATGCGAGTCGATGCCACTTGCCCGCGAGCGTCTTCCCCGTCGTGACGCTCCGCGCATAGCGCACGACGGGGTCAGTGGATCGCGAGGAGCCGCGCGAGCTGCTGCCGTTCGTCGTCATCACTCGCCGCGCCGCTCGTCTGCACCCGCGCCCGCGAGACGGGGGTCAGGCCGAGTTCGGCGTCGATCTTCAAAAGCAGTTGGAGCGTCTTGTTCGCCATCGTGCGCGCGGGATTGGGCATCGGATGTTTTTGCGGGCCGACGCCGATGACGTGCGCGTGCTTGTTCG